GCAGAACTGAGGTCGATTGTCGCAGCACCGCCAAATGACGCTATACGCGCCATCTGTTGGTTTTGCGTCTGATTGGATATGTTAATAGAAGCCCCGAGATAGGACTTCTTAAAACCATCCAACAGAAAATCCTCCAGTCCCTGCTGTATCCATTGATTCGCAATTGGCTCAGAGGCGATAAGCCTTGGTCCCTTGTGAGTCTTTGGTACGCAGATAAGCTTCGAAACCACTTCTCCATCTTGAGGTGCCGTGCCATCCACCATAAAGTTAGTGGAAGCATGCATATCATAAGGGAAAAGAGACTGAAGCTTAGCAGGCCAAACAGGGAACGAATACTTAGATCCATTCCTTGTACCGTCTGAAACAGCACCGGGTCCATGACGTCCTCTTATCTGTTCGGTTTCGAGAAGTGGAAAGGCACATCCAAGCAAGTCGAAGACTCGCTGAAGGTGCAGTCCAAATCCCGTTCCGGTTTTGGAGATATCGCCAGCCGCTCCGTCCAGGTCAGCCAATGCGAGAGCATTGGGCGTACCATCGGCGAAGTGGCAAGCAGTATTCCAAACGAGAGCCCCAACAGGATCTTCCCAATCAAGGGAAGGTTCTGGTAAAGCTGCCTCGACAGAGTAGAGATCAGCAATAGCAGCAAACTTGAAGTGTTCACTGCACTCTCCTTTCAACTTCTTGAACAGATAACATAGTTGTCTAATCAAGAAGATCGAGGTAGAGCACGGCTGATCACGAAGAGTTCCGTCATATTTGAACACTCGAGATGAAAGCGCCCAGAAAAGTCTGGGTCTAGCATCTTTACCGCGACTAGTCTCTAGCTTGTGAAAGCCAGGTATTGACTGACTGCGGAGTGAGCCTGCAGCGAGGGATTGTTCGAAAACTTTCCCAAACTCAGGGAGGTCAATGGTGAAATACCGTTGACCTCTGTCCAAAACAAGGCGCTCTAATGAGATTTGATCCCATTCTAGCGACTTGCGATTCACTTCAGGAATCCAACGTATAATGTCCTTGTAAAGGGCCTTATACGCTCCCAGGAGGAACTCATGCCCCATAGGAACTGTAGTCATGTACTATAGCCTCCTTTGGGCGTGAGTGGATCCTTCTGGTGGGCGACTCTACGATCTATGATCGTGATAACACCGACTCGACGATAAGAACTGATTAGCTCTCGCCATTCAGAAACTTATCGACGTTCGCAGACGTGGTAAAGGCACACAGAGCCAGGACATGGTTCTTGACGACAGTCAAGTCCATGCCATCTGGGTTCTGTATGACAATCCACGTCGCCAGGCGAAGCTGGGGGGTTGACGCTGTCGCGAAGACAGTATAGTCAACCTTCACTACGTGACCTTCACCAAACTGACCGCCGGAAATCTTTCCGTCGGAATGCTTGATGGTAAGGACAAGTTCGTCCGTCGAAGTACGGAGCCGATAAACGGCACCGTTGTTGTCTTGGTTAATCCGGGCCAAATTCTTGGCGATCGAGTTAACCGTAATGGTCTGCGGATCGGCGAGCATGATTTCCTTTCGGGACGTCTCACGACGTTCCATGAGGGCGTTTCACAACGCGCTCTTTGTAGGGGTCATCGCCGCGTGATTGCAAGCGATGTGAGAATACCGACCTGCCTCGCCGAAAGGAAAGGCAGTGATGCTGACACTGAGGGCCCAGCAATTCCTATACGTTCCTTCGATACTAATCGATGAGAAGGTAGAGTTAGTTGCACTAAGCTTGGTTTGCTCAAGTAATAAGCACTCCAAGTCTCAGTATGGGTCATCAGATAGCAGTTCCCTGGAACAAAGCCGACTAGATTGCGCTTGGCAGCTAAGTAGTTACCTAGATTGCCAAACCAATCTATAAGCCAAGTCCAAGGAAGTGCATTCCATACCGTAGAAGCGTCCACTGTCAGACCTAAAGCAGACCGAAAGGCCTGCCTACGGATCTGATCTGGAGATGGAACGCCTTGAATCGTGGAATAAACAGGTCTCCACGATACAGACATCCATCGTCGAACGAATCCACCCGTCTCGTAATCTAGAATGCCACCACCGGGGACAACCCCAAGTGACATTCTAGGCCCGCGATGAGTATTTAGTCCGACTTCTCTTCTAT